GGTCCTGACGGTTCTGTAGCAACAGCAGGTTCTCCTAAAGCAATTAGCCGTAAAGGAGCAGGCCAAGCAGGGGCAACTAATTCAAGACTTGCTTGGGGTATTCAAGAATCGGCTCTACAAACAATAGGAGATTTAACTAGTATTGCTACTCTTCCTTCAGGTGCTAACTTAGGAGCTTTAGCAGGATTAGCAGGTAAATCAGGAACAGGTTTTACAAGTTCATTATCAGGAATTACAGCACGTAAATTAAGCACAGATGAACAACGTGTATTTCAGCAACGTGTAGCAGGATTTGAAACTAATATAGCTAAAGCATTAGGTGGTGGCTATGCTCAAAGTAGTACCAAAGCTATTATGGATAATTACCATCAACAAATTGCCCAAGAAGGAGATAGTCCTCTTATTATGGCTTCTTTCTTATCACGTGCTAAACAAGAACTTACACTTCTTAATAAAGCTTTTAAAGCACATCCTGGAGCTAATGCAGGAGAAATTAAAAACTTAGATGAGGCACTTGCTGGTTTAAATAAAATTATAACTTGGTCTAATGATGATATTGATAAAGCATTAAAAACAACAGGTCATCCTACTATATCTGAAATGGGTTCTAAACTTACAAGCACAGCAAAAACTTCAACTGCGGCTGCTGACGAAGCTGCTAAAGCAGGGTTTTAATAATGGCTTATGCTAACCTTTCTGAAGCTGTAAAAAGCAGTGCTTTTGAAACACTGTCTCCTGAAGCTAAACAAGTTGTTTTTGATAAATATTCAAAAAATGATACAGCTTATAGTGGTTTATCTGCAGAAGCTAAACAACATGTTCAAGATACTTATTTAGGTAAAAAAGAAGTCCCTACAACTTCTGAAAAAGGAATGATTGACAAAGGTACTGAAGCTGTATTTGGAGAAGGGCCTAAAGCTTCTATGCCTGTCACAGAACGTCTTAAACGTGTAGGTGAAGCAGGTGTTGCAGGTATGGGTGCTGGCGGTCTTATTGGAGGCGGTGTAGGTGCTTTAGCAGGCGGTGTAGGTGCTGTTCCTGGAGCAGCCACAGGAGCAATGATTGGCGGTGTTGGCGGTGTTCTTGGAGAAATAGGAGAACAAGCTACTTCTGCTTTAGGTGGTGGTAGATTACTACAAGTTGTTACTGGTTTAACTGCTAGTGCGCCTGCCGAGGCTTTTTCAAAGTCTATACCAGCTATAATGAAAAATTTAGCACCAACTAAACTTAAATATTTATTAAGTGGATTAGAAAGCCCTGAAACTGCTGCTAAGAAAATTGCTACAGTAGCTGCAGGACAAGAAAAGCAATTTGGACCTAAAACTTCTGGTTATGTAGCAGGACAAGACTTAGGACAAAATGCCGCAGAAACACAAGCACGTTTACAACAAGAACATAAATTTGGAGAGCCTCGTGGTTTTGCTCCTTCAGGGGTTACAACGCAAGAATCTGTAATTCCTAGTACTGCTTTATCTACAGGTAAGGAAGATTTTGGTGTTCTTGGTGCTCCTAAACGTGCTCAAGGTTATTCTGAAAAATTAGAACCTATTCCAGGCAGAGAAGCTAAGATTGACCCTAAAACAGGACAACCTCAAAAGGTTTCTGAAGTTCTTCGTAATGAAATGTATCAAGAAGTAGGTAACGTTACTGTTAAAAATCCTTCTCAACGTTTCTCTTCAAGTGAACAATTTAAAGCATTATCTGCTAAGCTTGATGAGCACGTAGCTGAGGGTACAATTAGTAAAGCAGATAAAAATCATCTTCTTACTATTTTAAAATCAGACCAAGGTGCTGTAGGTTCTCAGCAACGTTATGGTCAAACTGTTGATAATCAAATTCGTAGTTGGGCAGGTAAACCAGGAGCAGAGGGTAAAACTGCTTTAACACAACAACAACGTAATGCTGTTCGTAATGACCTTAGAGATACTTTTGCTGAATGGACAGACAAACAAGGTTTTGGTAAAATAGAAAAAGACTATCGCTCTGCTTTTACACAAGAGAAGATTGCTGAAGCTAAAGACTATGTTCCAAGATTAATTTCTCGTTTTGATGGAAAACCAGAAGCTACGCAATTTGCTCGTCAAATGATTAATGATATACCAGAATCTAAACAATTATTGCAAAAAGAACTTAATACTTATTTTGCTAATTTAGAACCAAAACAAATACCTTCAGAGTTTAATCGTGTTGAAAAACTATTAGTTGATACTGATATTCTAAAACCTGAAGAATTAAATATTTTAAGACAACAGGTAGCCGATATTGAAAAAGGCGGAAACCCTGAAGCTATTGGTAAAAGAATGAAGCGTATTTTGGATAAACAATTAAAAGTTAAACTACCAACACAAGCTGCTCGTTCTGCTATAATGGGACAAACAACAGATAATCAAAACCAATGAAAATACTAATTATAGACCCATCAGGTTGTGGTTGTGGTTTGTCCTTTGGACTACGCAGTATGGATGCAGGACATGATGTCAAGCTATTCCTTAGACACAACAAAGATGGCTCACGAGCAGAAGTAGGTGATGGTGGTCTAATCAAACGAGTTTCTGATTGGGAAAGTCACATGAAGTGGGCTGACTTAATCTTTGTTACAGATAACATTTATTACATTCATGGATTAGAGCGTTATCGTGACCAAGGCTTCCCTATCTTCGGTGCTAACTTAGCAGGTACTCGTTGGGAACAAGAACGTGACTATGGCGAACAGATTCTTAACAAAGCTGGTGTAGAAACTATTCCTAGTCAAACCTTTGACAACTATGACGACGCTATCGCTTATGTTAAAGAAAACCCTAGACGCTTTGTGTCTAAGCCTATTGGTGATGGAGATAAGACTTTATCCTATGTAGCTAAGTCTGCTGCTGATATGACTTATATGCTTGGCTATTGGAAGAAAAAGAAGTCCTTTAAAGGTAAGTTTATCCTTCAAGAGTTTCGGCCAGGCATTGAGTTTGGTGTCGGTGGTTGGTTCGGTGCTTGTGGTTTCTCTAAATACTTCTGTGAGTCTTGGGAACATAAGAAGCTAATGGATGGTGAACTAGGTGTCACTACTGGAGAACAAGGTACTATTGTTCGCTACACTAAATACTCTAAGTTAGCTAATGAGATGCTAAAGCCATTAGAAGACATGCTTCATGGTATTGGCTACACAGGCTACATCGACGTTAACTGTATCGTCGACAAGAATGGTAAAGCATGGCCTTTAGAGTTTACTACTCGTCCTGGTTGGCCTTTATTTAACATTCAAATGTCTTTACATCGTGGTGACCCTGCTCAATGGATGTTAGACCTTATAGATGGTAAAGACACTTTAAGAGTATCAGACAAGATTGCTTGTGGTGTTGTAGTTACTATTCCTGATTATCCTTATAGTCGTTTAACTAAGAAAGAGAACTCTGGTTATCCTATATGGGGATTGACAATGGAAGACGCAATTAATGATGTGCATCTTTGTGAAGTTCAGTGGGGCAAAGGCCCTGCAATGATTGATGGAGACCTTAAAGAAAATGTACCTATGTTTGTTACTGCTGGTGACTATGTATGTACTGTTGTAGGCTTAGGTGACTCTATAGAGAAAGCTCGTGATTCTGTCTACGGTAAGATTAAGAAGAAGATTGAGATTCCAAATAGTATTGCTTATCGGACGGACATTGGTGAGAAGGTTCAGAAGTGTCTTGATGACTTGCAAGGATGTGGTTACGCTACTGAAGTAGAGGATGGTCGATAATGGCTGTTCAACTACCTCCAATACCACAAGACCAAATTGGTGAAAATCATCCTTGGCGTGATTGGTTTCGTAACTTAGGTAACTACATCCAAGCTGCTCAAGGTGGTGGTGTAGTGTGGACTATTGCTCAAGGTGGTACTGGTTCGTCAACTGCCGTAGGTGCTAGGTCTAACCTTGGTATTGGTTCTATGGGTGTACAGAATAGCGATAACGTAGCTATCACTGGTGGTACTGCTTCTGGTGTAGCTATCACTGGTGGTACTGCTTCTGGTGTAGGTATCACTGGTGGTACTGCTTCTGGTGTAGGTATCACTGGTGGTACTGCTTCTGGTGTAGGTATCACTGGTGGTACTGCTTCTGGTGTAGGTATCACTGGTGGTACTGCTTCTGGTGTAGGTATCACTGGTGGTACTATCAACGGTACACCTATTGGCAATGTAACCCCTTCTACAGGTAACTTTACTTCATTATCTAGTCCTGAAATTAGTGCATTACAATCTAATGCTGTATTAACTTGGATGAGTTTTTAAATGACATATCAAAATATTACTCCTATAAAATTAGGTCAAACTGTAATGACTACAGGGGCTACAACTTTGTATACTGTTCCAGCTTCTACTCGCACTTTTGTTAAAGATATTGATATTATTAACACAGATGGTTCTGGAGTTACATTTGATGTGTATTTAGTACCGTCTGCTGGAACGGCAGGTGTATCTAATGCACTGTTTTATCAACAACCAATAGCTGCTAAACAAACCATTCAATGGCAAGGCACTCAAATTCTTAACACTGGAGATACTATTCAGGTTAAGGCTTCTGCAGCAACTTCCGTTACAATTACTGCTAGTGGAGGAGAAGCTGTATGACAATAACTACTATTCCTGCTGTTTTTCAACCAAACAATGAAGTAAGTATTGCATTACCAACTTATTTACAGTCTTCTCGTAATTTAGTAACTGGGGTCACAAGAGCAGACTTGTTTGCTTATCAAGCCTCTATAGGAACTACCTTTATCCCCATTTGGGAAAATGCTACTGCATACCCAGCTTACCCTACAGTAGCTGCTGTGCAATATCTTTGGAGTTCTTCTAGTTCAGATACTGCGGTACAAATTTTAGTTAATGGATTAGATAGCAGTTATAATCCTATTTCAGAAACAATTACATTAACAGGTACAACGCATAAAGTTACTACTCTTAGTTATTTAAGAATACAAAATTTAATAGTTGTTGGAACAGTAAACCCAGTAGGAACTGTAGCTATTGGCCCTTCTTCAACTTTAACTACAACTCAATATGCTGTAATTGCAATAGGTGCTGGTCGTAATCAAATGAGTATTTATACAGTTCCTAATGGATATACGTTTTATTTAACAAGAATAAATATTGCCTCAAATCAAGTGGGTAACTTATCTAGTTCTTACTGTACTTATAGAGTTCAAACCTTTTCTTCCTCTGGAATTGTTAATACAGTTCTTACTACACCTTTTGCAAATAACTTTGGTATAACCAGAATTGCACCTTTTCCTTATTCTGCAACTACAGATATTCAATTTCAAGCAAACACACCTTCTAGTACCGCAAACGTTGGTATTCAAGTCGAAGGATTTTTAATTGCAACCAATACACCTTAATTATGAAAACATCAGACAAAGGCATTGAACAAATTAAACACTTTGAAGGCTTTCGTACAATGCCTTATAACGACGGTGTTGGTAAGATGACTGTTGGTTATGGTCATATGATTATTCCTAATGATGGCTGTGTAGTAGGAAGCCCTATTACTATGGGACAAGCTACACAGCTATTAGTAAATGATTTGCACCTTGCTGAAAACTGTGTAAACTCCGCAAATGCGGAGATTAACCAAAATCAATTTGATGCTTTAGTATCTTTTGTATTTAATTTAGGCTGTGGTGCTTTTAAACGATCTAGCTTATTTCAGTTTTTACAAAAAGGAAATATGGAAGCTGCTGCACAGGAGTTTCCTAAGTGGTCTATGGCTGGTGGTAGGCCTAATGAAGGTATTAAACTACGCAGGCTTGCTGAACAAGCTTGTTTTGAACACGGAACATATAGGGAATAATTATGCCATTAAAAACAGGTAGTTCTAAAAAAACAATATCTAAAAACATTTCTACTTCTGTAAAAGAAGGAAAACCGCAAAAACAAGCAGTAGCAATTGCTTTGTCTAAGGCAGGTAAATCTAAAATTAAGCCTAAAGGCAAAGTATCTACTAAAAAGAAAATGTAATGAAACAGAAATTACATGGTTTATTTCGTTCAAGAACTATGTGGTTTTCTGGAGCATTGTTTTTGCTTGGTGCTATCTCAGATAACTCTTCTTACATTCAAGATTTACTAGACCCTAAAGTTTACAGTATTTCTATGTTTGTTATTGGTATTATTATTTCTTATTTAAGAGCTACAACAACTAAACCATTGGAAGAAAGATAATGTTTCCTTTATCAATATTAACTTATGTCAAAATTGGACTTATTACTGTGGTTTTATGCGGCGCTTTTTACTTTGGGTATCATATTGGCAATAGTAAATATTTATCGCTTAAACAAAGTACCGAACTACTTGCCAAAGAACAAGAAGCAAAAGTAGAATCTATTAATAAACAACAACAACTAGCTACAAAAGGAATACAAGATGAATATGATGCGAAACTTAGTGCTGTTAGGAATTATTATAAGTCTACAAGCTTGTGGAACAACCCCAGTAGCAGTAAAGTGCCAGGACTTTCCACAGCCCCCAACGTCACTGATGTTATCACCGCCTACAATGTTCTTGCTGGACAATGCGCTGAAACCACAGCCCAAGTAATAGAATTACAAAAATGGATACTAGAGCAAGTAGGTATTAAATAAGTCAAGATGGCACGAGGGCATCAAGAACCTAGAGATTTTCCATCTTTCTAACTAGGGCATCAACGAATTGGCAGGCGAGTTTGTAAC